AAGTCCTGAGAAGGCAAGGAATTTAGTTTTAGCTTCTGAATTAAGGTCTGATATAAGTCTACTCATAATCACTTCCTTCTTTTCTTTGAATTGTCAATTCGTAATTTGTTGGCCTATTTGTATCAATACCTTTAAAAAGTCTATGCATATTCTCGCAGTCAAAGAATTCATAGAGAAAACGTCCCGATATAGTGCTACTCATAAACCACTTCTGGTCATGATCATTCCACCTAATAGTAACAAAAAATTTTAATCCTCTGGTCATTATGGTTTTTTTCTTTCATCAAAGCATTCCCAACAAAATTCAAGGCTTATCTGTGGATCACACATCATGCCAAGTAATTCCTTACAAGATTGCTTCGGCATAAAATGAGCCCAGATTTTAAAATGCTCTAATTCCTCTACTGTGTGATGTTTCTTATTATTTTTTGACATTTTTGCCATCTCTGCGCTGGGTTTTAATTGGGAATATTATATCTATACACTTTTTAGTAGATTTTTTTATTTCTTTCTCTGCGAATCTAAAAACCCTGTAACCGTAAAAAGTAAGTATAAAGTCTTGAGTTATATCTCTTGTTTTAACTTTTTCTAATGAGTGCCAATAATCGCCATCACAATAAATCACAGTATCGTGTGGTAAGAGAAAATCAACGAGAGTTACGCCTAATAATGCAACCTGTTTAGTATAAGGAATATTTCTTCTGATTAATTCATTCTCTATTAGCCTTTCTATGTCTGTATCATGTTTTTTTTGATGAATATTTCTATGAATAGCTGAACACTTAAGAGAACAGAACTTACCATACCCTTTTTTAATTTCTGATTGTTTTACATCTTTTTCTTTGCCACAAACCTTACAAATTATTTTAGTTTTCCCCCCCTTCCAACTTGGATTATTCTGTCCTAACCGTTTACCTATTCCAGCTTCTGATATTTTCTTTCTATGTTCTTCTGAATGATGTTTACCTTTACGTGCTTTACTTATCTTTTGTTTATGTTCTTCTGAAAAAGGTTCACATTTCCTTCCTTTAAGTGCTTTTGATATTCTTCTTTTATGTTCTTCTGATATATGACTACCTAATATCATTTTTCTCCGGTCTGTGTCTTATCAAAAGTGTATCAAGTTTTTCTTCCATCCGTGTGAGCCGATTATCTATAGGCTTTAATGTAGCCTCGAAAGTATCTTTATATACAACATTCTTCTTCAAACTCTCAATATCCTTATCTTGTCTATCCAGGCGAGATTTAAAGCCAAGAGCGATTGCAATAGCAGTTAAAAGCCCGCTTATAAGCCCACCTCCAGCTCCATAACTTAGATTATCAAAGTCCATTTATCTTTTCTCTTTATGGTGTTGCCTCTGCCCATGTTCCGTACATTTCTTGAACAAACCAACCATTCACTCCATCACCTATGATTTTTATTCTATCCCCTGTTTTTGCAGTAGCTTTTGTGTTAATAATATCCTCATCATCAGAGCCATTAAGTCCACCACCTACAATTTTATCAAGCGCAGCAGGAGAAATATTAAATCCTATTGCCCCTGCTGCCCCTACATTAACAAAAGTATAAACATATCCTACTACCGTTGCAGGTAAGGTTATTACTACTGCATCCGTATTAATATAAGTGGTTAAACCAGAGTCAACGGCAGTCATTGTATAGTTAGCTGATTTAATTTGAGTCTTTTCATGCCCTGACTTAATCGTAGTTGTTCCCGCATTATCTGTTATTCCTCCTGTGCAATTCTCACAAATTACTTGAGTACTACCAGCAGCTACCGTTAATGGAACATTAGTATTTTTAATGGTAACTACATCAGCATGCACAGACATACTTTCAACACTTCCAGTATTTTCATATTCAAAGATATTTTCTAGTAATAAATTTACTGCCTTCCCCGCCCCCGAATATTTAATCATATCCGCTGCCGTTATAACTGCATTCAGTCCCTGTGCCGAAAGATTTTTAATACTTACATTCCTAACTTCCGCTAATTCTATCCATCCTCCTGTATGTGCCCCGGTAGCTGCAGTTAAAGTAATGTGTATATTTTCAAAAGCAAGATTCATTGATGATTCTTGAGCTAGAATTGTAGCTTTTGAAGAAGCAACGGTGCCGCATCTAGTCAAATTTACACCCTTTAGACTAAATCCTCTTACAGGTAGGCCACTGTCTCCTATTGTAAAAACATTCACACTATGATCGTGTTCAATATAAGCACCTTCTATTTTCACATTGTTACAGTTTTCAAAAGTAAACCCACCGTTTTTGTCATTTTGTTGCTCAATTGTCAAACCATATATTTCGGTATCAGTAGCTCCTATAAATTCCATATCATCATATACTGATCCACCATATACACCAAGTTTAATGGCGGTCAATCCATTTATTACATTGAAATATCCATTACGGACATTATCAACCAGTTGCACATTTTCTATATGTCCAATAGTAGCTGAAGCAGCGTATAAGGCAGCATCTGTATCAGTAGTAGCGACTCCACCATTATTCTGGAGTCTCATATTTCTTAATGTCCATCTAGTACACGCATTCAAATAAATTAAAGTCCCAGTTTTGGAATTTCCATCAAAAGTCATGTTTTCAATGCTTTGTATCCGGAAGGCAAGATCAAATTTGATTAGGTCTCCGTTGAAGTTTTTCTTAAGAGTTGTATTATCCACACTGGAGCCTAAAAGGGATATTTTCCTCCCATTATTTATAATGCCTGACCCTATTAAATGAACGCCTGGCAATACGATAATATTTGTCCCTTCTCCTAAAGCTGTATAAACACTAGCTGCAGGAATAGAAGAAATTGCCTGATTAATTGCTAAGGAATCATCAGTTGTACCATCCCCTGTATCACCAAACCAAACTGAATAAATTTCATTTATACTACCAATACCAAAAGTAACTACACCTGAGCCTGTATAATCAAATATCTGATGCAGAGGATTACCAACAATATGACCATTGAAGGCAAGGTTGAAGTTGCCTAATACTATCTTCCCACTTTGAAGGAACATAACTGAGACTGTAGAAGGAATGGTTGTAGCTGCTACTAAGGTTTGAGTATCGCTGATTATAAGGGTTTTATTAGCAGCAGCAGTTAGAGCAAGAGCAAATGTAGTATACGCACGAGTATCTACCCATGGTCCATTAACAGTATCAGCAACTGATTGTATCAGAGACTTAAAGTCACTATACCAATTATCTTTATATTCTACTGGTATATTCCAATTGTAGGGACTGATTATGTCTGCCATGTTATTTGATTATCCCTCTTTGTTTTAATAAATCCTGGCTGCCCGGATACAGTATAATCAATAAAAGTTCCAGCATATCCTTACTCATACCTTCAAAATAAATCTGGATACCAAGAGAAGGATTTTGTAACATTAATTGTTTATTTGCCATCTGCCTAATTTCCTTCAATGATTCATTAAATATTATTTTCTGTGCAGGCAAAGAGGCATCTTTATATTCCTTCCGATTCATAATAACAGGTAAGAACTTTTCAACATTCGGAGCCATATTTTTTGCTATTATCCTATCTGCTGCTGGTACACCAGTTGAAGGCATAATCTGATTAAAATCCATTTGTAATCTATCTGATTCTTTTTCAATTATAGTCTTGGTTCTTAAACTTATGCCTGTTAATTGTCTAAGTACCGGAGTTTCTGTCTTCATTTTTCCTGTTTTTAAAGGAGATACTTTTTCAGGTAAAATCTGTGAAATAAAAGGTAGGTTATTTATAAAGGGTGCTATTACAGGATTATCCCTTGTATCTCTTATGATTGCTTCATTTTCATCTATTCCTGCTACAATATCTTTAGGAGTTCTGGCAGGTACAGCAAAAGAACCTGCATACTGGCCTATGAAATTTTGAATATTTTTTTTACTTGTTTCCACATCTTTAGACCTCATCCAGTCAGTTAGAACAAGTCCTGTACCAGCAATTCTATTTAATCCGATAGCTGCCATTCCTATATCAGATGGTTTTATTCTTTCAGGATGTGAAAAAGCCTCCGCTATTAAAAGATATATACTATAAGGAGCGAACGGTCTTGCATCAATATATTTATCACCTAATTTTATCTCATAGTGTTTTTCACCAGCATATTTTGAATTTCTTAATTGCCATGCAGACATTAACATTAAAGACCCTATAGTAGCTCTTGATGCTGCCTGTGCAAATTTGTCTGGATTACCGCTTGCAAGTTGCTTAATGCTATTAGGACTAAAAGCATGGAGATAACCCAATGGTGAATGTTCATATAAAAATTTAGGAGCATTGTATAAACCAAATCGAGGAAATGGATTTACGGTTGATAAAGGTGAACTTCTCCATGATTTTAAAAACTGATTCATTGCAGTACCTTTGGGAGATGCTGAAAATGTCATTTCAAGTCCATAGTCTATTGCTTTTTTATAATCTTCGACTGGTATATGTTTCGGGTCTATCGTTTCAAAATTAAATCCTCGTTTTGAAAGTAAACTTCTTAATTTAGATTCAAAGGCTATTTTTCTAAAAAATATTTCTTGGGTAGTATTCAGATAATTAAGAACTTTTGTTACCTTACTTCCTAAAGCAACCTCATGTACCGGTTGACTTAATAACCGGGAAGTTTCAAGGATAGCATGATCTGAATCAAGTATTTGTTGTAGTCTTTGCCTGCCTTCTGGTTTAAGTCTATTTATAAAAGCAAAAGTAGCATTTAAACCATCTCCCATTTGTTTAAAAGTCTTGCCTTCTCCTCCAATAGTTCCCTTTATTGCACCTTGTAAGACATCATCTATAGTACCGATGGAAATTCTTGCTGCCTGAGACCATGCATTTCTCATAGCAGTTGCCATCTGTGTAACAAGTACGCCTCGTCTTATATTCTCAATTTTTTGTAATCCTCTTATGCCTGTATCAATCACATTTTCAAAACCTGATAATTCTGGTATGGATTTTACAACATCATCAAAAGCTGTCATTGCTTCCGGATTATCTTTAAATATAAATTTTAATTGCTTTGCAACATAACCAAACCTACTTAATCCCCGACCAAAATAAGAAGCTGTATTTGCAAATTCTTTAGCAAATTCTACTGGAGATAAATTAAACTTTTTAAGTATCTCTGGTATTTGAGTTGAGTCTATTTCCTCAAAGGCTATCTTCCTACTAATATTCTGAAATATTCTCTGAGATTCATCTATATTACCTGCAAGTGATTTAACAGACGCTTTAGTTATTTCATTAATAACTTCATCTTTCAATCGAGGTTCCAAGAACATCTCACCTTCTTTTAAGATTGTTTCTGGTATAGTTTTCTCTTTAGGTATTATTGTAGATGGTCTAACATATTTTGGAGCAAGTTCTATTATGTCTGATTTAAGAGGTATCCCAGATTTAGGTAATGGCTCACTTGCTGCTTCTTTTAATGCTGCTTGTGTCATCTTAGGAGTTACGCCTAATTTACGCATTTGTTCTTCTGCCTGTAATGCTGGTATATCTGCAATAATCTTTGACTTAGCAAGTTGACCTAGAGGTAACATCTGAGTTGCATATTTACCAAAATTACCAATCCCTCTTGCTACTTCAGGAGAAGCACCTGCCTGTTGAGAAATATCCGTTAAGGGTTTACCAACAAACCCTTCTGTCGCTGCTTCAATAGGAGAATATAAATATTGCAAAGCCCCTAATCCTGCTCTGAATGGAGAAGTCCACGAGGGTTTAGTAACAGATTCTTTTACTGTCTGTAATGCTGCCTGTCTTTCTTTTCCATAAACATCAAGAGTTGTCTTAATGGGTGTTTTAAAACCTTCTACAATATTATTAAAAAAGTTTTCTACTTTTCCCATTATATCTGTTTTAGGTGGAAAATCCCTCTGTAATATCTCTTGAACCTTAGCATCAGGCATATCGTCAGGGAAATCTGCATAAGTATTATAATCAGGAACATTGATTCTTTTCATTGGGTAATTATTCTACCTTCGCTATCATATGTAATCCCTTTCCCACCGCCAACACCTCCACGAAAGAGCATTTGCAAAATACCTTCTGAACCAAAGGTTGATTTATAGGTTGCTGCTATTTCTTCTGAAGTAGGTGTTCTTTTGAGTTTTTCAGTAGCAATAGCAGTAGACTTTGTCCATTTCTTATCAAAATCACTTGGTAAGATTCTATCGGGCTTTAGGGTAGTATAACCTGTAGGAACTGTAAAATCTTTACCTTTTGGAACTGATACTATTTTTGTATCTCCCTTTTTACCATATAAGGTAACCATATCAAATTGATCTTTAGATTCAGGAGGCGCAGGAGCATTTGGCATAAGGATTTTTTTACTATTCACATCGGCATAACTCCACCCTGTAGGAGATTCTGTATCTTGAACTCTTTGTATCTCTGCCTTTGGATATTGCTGTTGAAGTTGTAATTTAGTGGTTTCTTCTTGACGTACTTTTTCAATATTCTGTGTCGCTTTCTCCTGTGGTGTTGGCAGTGTAGGATAGTCCATAGTTGTCAATGGTGCAGTTCCTTGTCTTTGCAATTTCTGTTCTCCTCCTATACCTGTCACCTGTGAAAGAGGATAACCAGATGTTTCTTCTGTTTTAGGTAATGGGATTCCTGCCTGTTTAGCTACATCAGCTAAAGGCCCTAGACTACCACCTATTTCTTTTATAACATCATATCCTTTAGTAAATGAGCTTACTGCATTTTTCTTATCTTCCTGAGCTTGTTTATCGGCATCTTCTTTCTTCTTCTGTTCAAGTAATGCCGTATTCTGTGCCTGATTCTGTTTATATTGCATAAAAGTACTCATCAAGCCACCTATAGTATTAACAAGCGGTAATATAGTCTCCAAAGGATTTCTTCTATTTACTACTGTTACTCCCATTTTTACCTACCTTGTTGTAACATTTTCATAAGATATTCAAGATAGCCTTGATTTCCCATAGTGCCAGCAGCCCCAGGTTGTTGCATATAGGGAGGTTGTGGTAATGTATTTGCTCCCATTGCTGGTGTCCCCTGAGCAGGTGTACTGCCCTTACCTTGTTGTTTAGCACTATAAGCGCTTGATGCTGCTCCTGCTACTGCTCCTAACCATGCCATAATATACCTCCTTTATCTTGTTGTTACTATAGTTTCTTTAGGTTGTTGGCCAAGATATGTCATAAGAGTCTGTAACCATGGTGAATATTCAGGTCTTGTTCTTAACCATTCGTTATATTTATTTGTTAAAGCTGTCTGCTCTGCTGTTTGTTTAGCTCCAGCCTGTGCTGCATAAGCCTGTGTCACCTGTGGCATTTGTTGTAATGCTCCCATTTGTCTTTGTTGCATTGCTGATGCTATGTTTTCTTCAGTTCCAACCCTTGCTTGCATTTCCTGTTGTGTCAAAGGGGTTGATAAACCCAACCCCTGAGCACCATATTGCTCTCTCATAGCAGGTAGGGTTTGTTCGGTTAATGTCCGCCTTAAAGGAGCAGCCATAATATCCATTTGTTTTTGATATTCAGGACTGCTTGGGCCTGCTGCTATTGCTGATAGAGGGGTATATGCCTCTTGATATTGAGATAATGCTCGTTCCTGTTCAGGTTGCCAGCCTGCTGTCATCTCACCTGTATATCCTGTTGTTGGCTGTGTCCATTGTCCACCACCTGTGCCCCAGCGTAAATAATTAGCAAATTCTTGACTTAGTGCTGCCTGTTCAGGCATCCAGTTAGAAGTAGTTGTAACTGTTGGCGGCCCCCCTCCAAACGGATATTCACTCATACCCATCGAATATTTACTACCAGAAAGCCCGGGAATGGTCTTAGACATTTATATTACCTCCATTGAAAGCTCTGTTGCGACAGGTTTTAATCCTAACTTTTCATAATATTTAATAATTCCTGCCCTTTTAGTCATACATCTTATTTGTTGACAACCTTTTAGTTTTGCAAAACCTTTAATTACTTCCCATACTTTCAATATAACCTTTTTATACCCTGGGTAGATATAGAGAAAATCTATGAACATAATAGATAAACTACAATAATCTATAATTCTGAAACTTAAAAAACCCTTGGGTATTTCATCATAAAAAACAAAAGTAACTATTTCTCTGTTTTGTATAGCTTTACTGCCAGCATCTATTTCGTAAGATTCCATTTTAGCCTTCTTACAACCCCATTCAAAAATAGGTTGTATTTCATCCCAGTTTGTATATGGTTTAAATTCAATCATGCTATTCTATAACCATAGAAATGTGTATTATTAAGACTAGTCTCGATTAGTTGATCAACACCAGATAGTTGTAAAACATTAATAGCTATGCTACTACCTACTCCCAGATTAAGAATACCATTCACAGCACAACTCTGAAAACCAGTACCACTTGCTCTTAAATAATTACTTCTATAAGCAGTGCCTTCTGGAGTACCTATATGTATTGCATATTCTGCTAGGTCAACAGTAGCAACCCATTCAATATTCGCACCAAAAACGTAAAATCCCTTAGTTTTTGAAGTAAATGCATTACTTGAGAAACAACCATCAGCATCAAAATCTGTAAGATTAAAAGTTACTTGAGTCATTGTATTATTAGAAATGGTTTGTTGACCTATAGCGACAGACTTATAAGCATGAAAAGCAGAATGGTTAACATTAAGACTACTGAAAATAGCAGGTATGTCTGCACCTTTGACATTATCAAAATCACTTAAATATCTCTTATTCCAATTAAATGCCTGTAACGCATCCCACATGACATTTAACTGATTAAGTCCATAGCCTAAGTCAAGTTTTGTTAATGCTGTTTTTAAGTCTAAAACGGTATCCTGAGAATCTATATGTGATTTAAGTCTTTCGTTTATATCCTGAATCAGGAATTTATAATCGTGACAATTAGACATCTGAGCTTCTGATATGCCTACCACAGTAGCAATAGACTGAATTAAACTTACGAAAGCACTATACCAGTCATTGTTATATTCAGTTGGAATTATAAGGTTATAAGGTTTTCCAGTGTCTGCCATTTATTCTCCGATCCAAAAAATTTCATCAGGATTAGTTCCCGTATAACTCTTACTCTCGCCCTGAACTGGCACGCTAAAAATAGCATATCTGTCCAATACATCATAGAGATGTAATACAAGACGATACATTCTATCTATATCCTGTTTGTTATCTCCTAACCGTAATGGTAAAAATTCTTTATACCCTGGCATCATACTATTGCCTCGCCTTGTTGAAAATAAACCGTAAAGGATTTAATATTAAACCAACTATTAGCACTGGAGGTCTTGAATCTAAGTCTTACAAACTCACAACTAAATGAGATATGTTGTATAGCATATTTATCCCATGAATTTGTATCGGGAATACTTCCTAAATTATTCCATGTAACTCCTAAATCTGTGCTATAGTCAACTGATAATCCAGAACCTTTATATTCAAGACCTATAGCATAAACACTTTTGTAAAATTCAGGGAATCCTAAATTATAATCTCCAAAATCTATATGACTTTCGATAACAGATGTACCTAAATTATGAGTATCAAGGTCATATCTGTATACATTATTTCCAGATGCGACTATAATACCATCATATTTATAACTTTTAACGGAACTCAACGTAACATCGTTTGCTGATATGCCTGCTGGTATTAATACATCATAACCGCAGGCATTAATAGTAATTCCACCCTTCCACCATGTATTTCTTATCATGTCATATATGTAATTTTTACCACCTATATTTAGAAGGTAAAGATTATCAACTATCATAGAATTGATGTTGTGAACTGTGGCAAGACTAAGATTATCAAGTATATCATCAATAACCTGATAACCGATTGGATATATACCAGAACTATCAATCTTATAGACATTATCTATAGATAGAAATATCACCTGATTATTATGCTTTGCTATTGAACCAGCAGAAATACAACCTACATCATTAATTGCGTTCTCATCAAATGTAAAGGGTGCAAGTCCTGTTGGTCTGTAATTGCAGATTGATATACTATTCTCTTTGAAAATTAAGAGTCTCACGGCATCAAGTATCTCAATCCCTGTCATTGTATCCTGTGATTTTCTAAGAATTGCACTGCCAGATGTCCCACCTGTAAAAGCTGTACTATTAAAATCAGACCACATAATTTTATGTGGGTAAGTATAAGAAGCCTCACTTATATTTGCACATATTATATGACTGCCAAACACTCTTACATATTTTGCATCTGTGGTAGAACTTATTAAAGCACTCTGATTCCATGTAGTTCCGTCATAATATATTTTATTAGAATGCCTGCCTGGAGTATATGCATTATAAACAATGTAAGTTTTAACCGTAGAAGGTTCAAAAAATATATCAGCATCAACGGCATGGTTTAAGTAACTATCGCCTTCTGTCATACCAGACCATAACATTACCGTACCAGCAAGATCAGAAACCACACTATTTATCATCTTAAATATACGATTATTAGTCATTATCACAAGAGCAGTATAAATATCAGTCCCATTGTGACTTATATAAGGAATCAGTTTTATGATTTTAAAATTACTTGCTGCTACTGTTACAGGATCAATCGTTGCAGTGATAGAGGAGAACCCCCCTATCTTTCTTATATCACCATTAAACGGTATGACATTATTGCAATCTATAACTTCTGCCTGCTGTCTTGCAATAGATGAACTAATAGATACAATGCCAGATGATGTTAAATCATCTATCCTTGCCCATGCTTTTTTATTAATCTTATCGTATAGTTCTACTTGCATAATTATTTAGGTTGACTCGGAATATCACTATCCTCCGAAGTCAAACCTTCCCACAAATGACCAAAAGGTGTATGTCCAAACCCATCAGGTTCACTATGTCCAAACCCCTGAGGTTTAACCTCTTGGTCTGTGTTAGGATTAGGTTCTGTCCATGTAGCCATTTACCATTGTATCCCTGAAATCGAAGTTCCATCTGGTAATGTATATGAAGTCTGTTTACTAAATGTCTCTACATTTCCTGAATCAAGTGATTTCATAATAGGAAGTTTTCTACCAAGAATAGGTCTTAACAGACGTTTAAGCATTTTATCTGCTTTATAAGAATAAAACCCTGCTCTTTCTTTATTCTGACCTCCACCTGATTTAGAAAGAGCATAACCTAATGTACCTGTCTGCAAAAGTAAACCATCTGTCAATGGTTGCGCAGGAGATTGAACTGAAGTTAAAGTATCAGGAAGATATGAATAATTTACTCTGATAACTTTGTTATTAGCCGATGGTACTGGATATAATCCTAATGTCCAGTTTACTTCATCCAGAAAATACCAGTCAGGTTCACCTTCTGTCGTTTTCCAATATGCATCATATAAGTCTAGATCCTGCATGTAAATGGGAAGTAATATCTTCTTGCTTGATGTGCCTGTCGCATCCCATTCAACTCGTACCAGACTTAAAAGATCAGAAGGTAATTCATACTGATATTGCCCATCAACTGAATTCGTCTGCTTGACTTTCCTGAATACTGGATACAATGTAGCAAGTTCTTTATAGTAGTCGTTTATAAGAGTATCTATATCAGCATTTGTCCAGTAAGTATTAACTCCAACCTCAAGCGTAAGTCTTGTTAAGACATTATCTCTTATCTGTTGTAATGTTGCCATTTAAGACACCATATTAACCTCAGATGATTTAGATTTAGAATTAGTGAACCAGTTAATATAATCCTGAATGGTATCAAATGTAACCAGTGATGTTTTAATACCTAAATTAGCAACTGGGACGGTGATATAATCTGTTGCAACAAATTGAACATCCGAAGAAAACCCAGGTATAAAATACCACACATCACCAATTTTAGCTTTTATCATTGGCAATTCAACCAACACATCACTATTTGATTTTTCTCTTACATAATACCTTACTATTTCGTTTGGTTTAATGATACCAGTTATCATTTCTACCTCCTCATAACTTTAATTTTTAGATATTCCCATAAAGATGGGACAGCAGGTACAACCTGCCTTCCTCCACACCTATAACAACAACCCTCCTTCTCTATCGTTAATTTTGTAAAAACAGATCTGCAATTTGTGCATCTATAAAAATTAGTATTAATACATAGCTTCATAATATGGGAGACTTTCTCCTTTTCTACAAAATGTTGAAGCGTTATAATCTTGAAGGCTTGTTTTAATATCTTTAAACCCGCAATTATATAACTCATTTTCGAGATTAGCAACAATAATAGCAGCTATATGAATATCTCCTTTCCATAGTTGCCTGCCATATAAACATTGTAACCAATAATCTCTTTTGCCTTTATGGTTATCTATAAAATATTTTGCGCACACTTCCCAATTTGGGTAAGTTATAAATAATTCACCATCGGTGATAAGAACTCTCCATATTTCATCAAAAAAATCTCTATGTTTTCTGTTAGAAATATGCTCTATAACATGCAATGCTATTATTCTTTCGGCAGAATTATCTCCAAATGGAAAATTTTCACCATCATATATCACATCAGGTTCAACTATACCTGGAATATTAATAATATCTAAATTTGTATATCCTTGCAATTTTGATTCGCCACAACCAATATTTAATTGCATAATTCCCTTATTTTTTCATCTATTTCTTCTGAATACTTTTCCATTTTCTGTGCAATGGTTCTGGTTAATTCTGGATTCAAACTTTCATAATATAATTTGAGTTTTTCAATGGTTGTATCATCTAATATTTCAGGATCAAGATTATGTCCCGCTAAGGTTTTTGTATCAACATATATCCCTAAATCTGGATTGGTTTTTTGTGCTTTCACACAAAAATATACATCTTCTGTATTATATAATCCTGTCCAGAAATAAGGATATTCCATATTTTTTAAAAACCATGTTTTAATCAGCGTACAAGGTGTTCCTACAGAGGCAACTCGTACAAGACCATTCTCATCTATATTGGATAATAGTTCATCTCTACTCATAAAAACTAATCCCTTACCTTTAATTTTTACATTAGCCATTGTGGATTGCATTTCTTTTGCTTCAAGCCACTTGAATACCATTGGTTGAAAAGGATACCCTCTTATATAAGATAATGCCATTACCATATCTTTATCTTTCTCTAAAAGTCTTTTAAAAACATCTGGATTTACAACCATATCATCATCTATAAATAAAATATAATCACATCCTATCTCGAGGGAAAGCTTTATAGCTTCATTTCTTGCAGTAGCTATTGCCATTCTTCTTGGTGTAAATAGATAAAAATTATCATCAGGATATTGTCGCCCCATGCGATAGACAGCCTGGATAACACTTCCATAAGCAGTTGCTTCTATATAATTCAAACAATTAATTGATACTAAAACATTCATTTTTCCTCCTATAAGAGTGGGGAGGCTTATATGCCTCCCCTTATTCTTTTTACATACATCTTATAAATACTTTGCCAGTTGTAGTAGCAATCGCTGTGCTTGATGCGACAGTTTGTGCCAATGCAAAAGCTGCATAGTACATTGTTAATGTACCGGCAGCTAAACCTGACAACGCATTAGATGCTGTAAAGAGTCCTAATACATCACCAATGGCTCCATTAGCATTAGAGGCTGTCCCTCCCTGATTAATTACGGCATCGGTTCTAAGTCCATAAACTTGAACCAAACCATAAGCACCAGCAGCAGTAGTATCATCTGCAAGGCCAGCCGTTAGGTGATTTTTTGCAGCCGCACCAGTATTAGACCTTTCAGCAGCAACACCATCAAGTGTACCATCCATTTTCAGGTTTACTGGCGCACCCTTAAGAAATGCATTCGAGGCTTCATCATTCTGGACTATGATAAATATCTTTTCAGCATCATCTCTGTTAAGTTTCTGAAAAATCATCTTATTTACACCTCCTTTTTGTTACAGCTTGCGCTGTTTTGTTGGATTTTAACTACTTGCCGTTGTATTTATATCATAGTAAGCACCCTGTTTCCTTCTATTAGAGAAACAGATATTATACATGATATGGATTATAGCAACCTTAGCAAGTTGGTTCTCAGGTGTGATAAAAGGTTCAATTTTCATATTAGAACCTTTATCAATAACCATTTCAGTATGCTTGGAATTGAGGAAGAACATCGTTCCAGCATCGTCGCCTTCTGCAGCATCAGGATCAGTCCGTGCTGTATAAGCAGATGAACTTGAAACCGGTGTATACTCATCCCAGTACATCGTTGCACCTTTAAATCTAAGACCACCAAATCCTAAATCAGCTACCTTGTCATCATACAACCTTACTTTATCTCTACATGCTGTCTCATATACTTCATATGCCCTTCTGGTACAGAATATAGCATCAGGAAAAGACCTTCCGCCGCCATCTCCACCTTTAGAGCATTTGTTATATGTAGACGCCATACCTGCCATAATCTTAGCCCATGTCGAATCTGATGTTGAGGCTGTATATTGATTAGCCCACCATGCATAAGTAGATGAGTTTATCCCACCTATAGTACCACTACCATCAATTGATACACCATCAGGAATAGACTGAGGTTCGCCAGTTGCTGCACTTACAGCCCATGCTTTCTTATTCAATATCTCAATAAAGGACATCTCAGCATCTTTCGTCTTGGCATCCAGAAGATTAATAATCTTATGTTTGCCTGAATTCTGCCTTAATTCCTTATGAGAAATTGTGATTGAACCTGCAATCTGACACCATGTGTAATAACATGAAGTAATATTATCCTGGGGGGTCGTGTCAACTGGAGAATATCCTGAAGTAAGAGTTTTAATAGTAGTATTTTTACCATAACTAAGCGGGATCACAAGCCTTTCACCACCATCTTCTTCTCTTGTTTTTCCTTTACTTCTTAACCAGTAAATTACAGGACAGGCATTTAAAATGTTATCTACCAAAGTCGGCCTATAATTCATCAAGGTTGTTGAAAGTAAAGAATCAAAATTATAAGTTAAAGAAGCTACTGCCATTTGTTTTCACCTCCTATTCTTTCATTTGTCCTAACGCCTGCTCGAATGCCTCAGCTATAGATTTTGCCAAAGCAATTTTACCAGTACCAGTAACCTTAGCTTCAGGAGCTTTTTTAGCAGACGCTACTTTGCCTTCAACTTTTTGAATTGTTTTTTGGATTTCCTCAGTCGAAGGAGTTCTGCCAAGATAGGCTTCTGCCACCCTATGTAATTTAGCAAGATCACTATACAGTTCGGGTGTTTTCATGCCTATCATATCCATTGTTCTAATCAATTCCTTATCATTGGTTATGTCAGGTTTTGATTTCTGAAACTCCTCGAAATTGGTTTTCAATGTTCCAAAAAATTGCTCCTGTTGGTTTTTGGTTACTGTTTCCTGATATGTTTGTTCCTGCTTTGATAATCTATCATCAAAGGCTTTATAGACTCTTGAAATGGCATTTACCGCAGGGTCTTCAAGGTCTAATCCTTCAAAAAGATTGCTTGGACTTGCAACTGGTAATGAAGGTTGACTTTGAGGAGTATCCTTAATAATCCCCATTTGTTTGAGCCATGAGGCAGGGTCATGGATTATTTCATCATAAAGTTCTGATTTATGACGAGTGTTCGCTATCGCCTGAGTTTTGCGGGTGTAATCAGCTTGCATCTGTTTATAGATGGTCTGAAGTTCAGGCGGAAGTTTTGAAGCATCTGTAAAACTATCAGAAGATACCTCTGCTTCTTTCAGTTGTTCTTCTGTCTTGGGAGCAGTTGTATCTTCAGAAGGCTTAGTTACTTCTTCTATTTCAGTAGAGAAGTCTTCTTCTTCCTTTAGGATGTCTGCTATTTCTTCGTTAGCCATTAATCCCTCATAATTTCATCTCCTCTTTCACTATCAGGCTAACTGTGTTAGCCCTGTTTTTTCACTGACATGGCTTCCGCCACCGTTACTTTTGGTTTAAAGGTTATTACTTATTTCTTTTTCTTAAAAGGTAATTTAGCCCCACCTTTACGAGCCGTACTTAAGGCTATCGCCACACTTTGCTTCTGTGACTTTCCGTGACTCATTTCAGTTTTAATATTTTCAGAAATTACTTTCTTTGATGAACCTTTACGAAGCGGACTCATCTTTTTACCTCCTTATAAAGCACTATCTGTCTTATTCTTAAATAAATCAACACCTTTATAATGCTGACAAAACGTACAATTATCTATTCCAAAAATAATCCATGTTGCTGTACGTTTACTCCAAAAAATATTACATGCTCTCTGATATAAAAATCCCCATTCTCGATAGAATTCACATTCTTTTTTTGGACAAGGATAAAACATTGTACATTCTTTTGGCGGTGGATGTTCAAGTAATCCTAACAAATTATACCTCCTTATAAAGCACTATCTGTTAACCCTCTTTTTTTAAGTTCTTCTTTGTAATGTCTTCTATTTTTAATCCAGACAGGTTGGTCATCAAGATGTTCTGCCCAGAATGACCCATCAATATTTCTAAATGGCATAGAGATAAGTCTTTTCATCTTTTTACCACATTTAAAGCAATATTCATCTTTATCTATTTCCTTAACAGATTTTACTACTTCTGTCAATAACTTACAAGGTTTACATTTATACTCATAAATCATCAAAAACACTTCTTCCTATTATGTATTCCAAATGTTACTGAAAAATTAAAGTGCCATTTATCATCATCATATGGCAATCCTTTATCAAAATATAGATATAATCTAAATCTTGTACCATATTGGTTTACAGTAATTCCTCGATAAGTATGTGTCCAATATTTCTTCATTATGTCTTCATAATATTTTTATCTCTTAATCCAAACGTCCTGACTATCTCTCTTATAAACTCCGTAACATCCATTTTAGTGTTCGGGTCAACTGTTAATATTTGTTGAAGTGGAGGCCATTGCATAAGAGGAGTTAGCACCTGCATAAGACTTACCAATTTAGACTTTTCCGTATCAGGTGTTTTCGGTTGTTCTGCATCTATAAACACGTCTATATCAAATTCACCGGCTATTTCTGCCTTATCTTTTATGTTAATCCATTTTTCGCCTTCGGCGCCTGCGACCTTAAATGATAATTCCTTACTTAAATTAGCCTGTATTAACTGGATAATCTTTTTCATAATATCAGATACAAAATCCTGAACCATAGATGCTTTATCATATCTAACAATAGACTTATATTCTTTAATGCCTGAAAATTCTGTAGCTGTTTTTCTTCTCTCAACCATACCTCTTTCATATTCAGCACTACCAGCTAAATTCCAGAAATCCTGTTGAATCTGCCTAAAATTTTCAAGAACAGTAGGGTTTATGGGTGTATCTGGAAGTGCTATGAATTTTGTCATCTTATCAGGATTAGCTTTAACAACAAGACCATCATAAGGTTCTAAGAGTTTTTCAAGTTCTTCATCTTCAAATACTCCATCTTCTGTTAAATATTTTCTGAAAGACTTTTTAGCAGCAGAAAGTATCTGACTCCTTGCTATATTATATTCAGTCTGAACACCTCTCAAACTTCCTATTTCTGTAAGTGGTACTACCTTATTCGGTAATTCATAAAATTTCAATATACAATATGGATGTCTTTCTATACCATCTGGTAAAGGTTCATGTCTTAACCATTTATCATAGGTTTCAACAAAAACTTTTATCTCATTTTCTTCAATATCATATATCTCCCATAATGTACATTTTTTAAATTCAGTCGTATTTTCACTATCAATCGGTATATCAGGCATATATTCCGTATCGTCTGTACCAACTAAATCTTCAGTATTTTTATACTTCTTATCTTTCTTAATGTCTTCATAACTTAAGATAAGTTTCTGTGCAACCCATTTGGCACTCTCGTAATCATTCTCACATTCAGGATCAATTATAAAGTTCAATGGATTCACCCTTTTAATCTTAAAACTCTCTGATTCAACATATTCATCAGGATAAGTCATGACATTACCGTTGTTATTCAATATGGGCATATTATTCATAGTTACAGGTTGTCCCTTAAGCGGATGATCTACAATTTTAGCATTATAAATTGTCTTTATAATCCCAAGACCCAAAAACGCATCTACAGCAGCTAATCTTAATGGATATTTATATTTCCATTCCTTATAGGCATAATTAAGTGTTTTCTCTACAACAATTGGATCAGTTCGGATATTTTCTTTTTTAGGAGAAACATTGAAATATGGTGTCGCCATTAATAATGCTGGTAACTGCCTCTGGATATGAACAAAAATAAGATTAATTGCTATAATGTTTGATAAACTTTTAGGAATAGCATCAAGCTGGTCACCTATATAAAACTTTAAATTCTGTTTATAGACATCGTGGAATTTCTTAAATTCCTTCTTACCCGCACTTATCCTTGCCTTCCATAAATTGAGTTCTTTGTCTTTATTCATAATGACCTCATTATATCAAGTTCTGTTTGTAACTCAGGAAATTTATAATCTACAGTACCTAATGTCTTAAACCGCTTTCTACTTTTATTAATAATACTTTCGTATGTTAGCACATAAGGTTTAATCTCTTTTTTTCTTGATGCAGGTTGAAGATTTCTCATAGAATAATATAAAGCATCAAGCAAATCCCTTGTTCTACCCTGTGGGAAAGAAGTTAATTCTATAAATAAATCATTATGCAATTTATGTAAATACACACATTGAGAAGCGACAAAAGGCTGCATACTCCTTATTCTTACCATCCAAGATTGTTTAGTGCTTTTAATCCCTTCAATCGAAGGAAGGTGTAGTTTTTCACGCCTTTGCTTCTCATTGAGATATTGAATCAACATCTCCTGAAAAACAAAACTTTCTATATTCACTTTTATAACAGGCCATTCTGAACATTTAGCAATTATAATATCCATTAAATCCATCGGTGAACATTTCTGCCTCCATGAATCTACCACATAGATATTATTCTCATCATCGGTTGTAACAATAACTATTGCAGAATAATCTCCTGAATGTTCAGTAACGGCAGGATCAACACCCATCCAGCATTTTCTTATAGGGATTATATGGTCATCTGCAATAATATCCTTTATCTTGGTTTCTGGATTGTATTTACCCCAATGATAAAACTGTATATCGTCTGGTTTAAACACCTGTAACTCCTCTGGAAGTGGATTAAGCATATAGAGACAACTAAATAAATATTCCCCCTGCTTTTGTTTAATATTCTCAAGTTCATTCATAGGATACCTTTCAGGAAATGTTGATTCATTATCAACTATAGCAGGTACTAAAATCGTATCAACCCCATCCCATGCACTTTCAATGAGACCATATAAATCATGTATATGCCAACGAGTACCGCAGATTATAATAGGCACTGAAGGATTGTCTCTTAAAGATAAAGCTGCTTTGA